GAATGTTGAATGTCTTTTGAATGAGCAAGAGCGTTTGATGTTGACGAGACGATGGGTTATTGTTTAGATTTTTGTTGACAAGTCCTGACTTTCGTGTTACAATCTATTTTTAACTAAGGAGATTGTAAATGGCGATTAATGTTCCAGATGAATATGGTTTTGTAAACAACGCAGACTATCATACGAACAAGAAGGATGAGACCGGTAAACAAGTTTGGCAATGCCCATTCTACCGGATGTGGTACGACATGAAGCGACGGGTTGTTTATCAGCATAAAGGAGTTGATCGGGCAAAGTATCGTCGTTACTTCGGTACAACAATTTGTGAAGAATGGAAATACTTCATGACATTCAAGAGGTGGGTGGAAGATCGTCTTGCTCTGATGGGTGAAACTGAACTTGGTAAACTCACTCTTGATAAAGACATTATCAACACAGGCAATAAGCACTACTCTCCAGAAAACTGCTGCTTGGTTGAAAACAGAGTTAATGTATTCTTCACAAAGTCTGATTGCAAGCGAGGTAAATATCCTCTAGGCGTTCATTGGTGCAATACTAAAAAGGTGTTTGTCGGCCAGTGTAAGGATGGTATTCGTAAGGCACAAGTGTATCTGGGGTATTTTGATAATCCAGAAGAACCACACAAAAAATGGCAGGAGCTTAAAGCACAAGTTGCCTTGCGTTTATCTACAGAAGTAAAAGACCCTTACGCAGCTGCTGCGCTCGTCAGAGTTCACAACCAACTACTCCGGCAAGCAGAAGCTGGCGAGATTACAGTTACGTTTTAACAAGGGGGGCTTCGGCCTCTTTTTACTTAGGAAGTTTATGGAAAATAACAAACCAGTGGTGTTTGGCCCCTGCTCAAGAAAACAGCAAATTATTATGGAGGACGATAGTACAGACGTGCTGCTTATCGGAGGCGGGATGGGAGGGGGTGGTTTTGCCCCCTCGTTAAATAAACTGTTCTAAACGGGGAAACTCTCAAGTAGACAATCCCGTGCTAAATCAGGATAATTCCTGTAAACGCCGAACGACTATCGAAAACACACTTGATGTGGAAGTGAGTAGAGTAGGGCCAAGTGGCTCGAAACGAACAGAGCTTAAGCTAAGATATAGTCTGATCTGCATGGTGACATGCAGCTGCATAAAAAGATGCGGGCATGGATTAACGAACTATGCTGAACACAAGAAATGAAAACTCACATTTGCCTTACAAAATTCCTCAAGTATTTGAGTGACCCGGATGCTCGTATCATTGTGCTTAGGCAGACGCAACCACAGCTTAAGCTTCCCGGTGCGATTGTCGATGCTTCCCAACGAATCTACCCTTTGTTTGGTGGGATATACAAAACTCAACAAATGAGATGGGTATTTCCTTCTGGGGCAATGATCCAGTTTGCTGCTATTGATAGTTTGAAGGCTCTTGAAGGTTTTAAGGGTTCTGAATTTACTCATGTTCTAATTGACGAAGCTGCCGACTGGCCTGAAGATTATGTAACATTCCTGATGTCTCGTATCCGTTCTTCTCGATTCAAAGGTAAGATGCAAATGGTGTTGTCCTGCAACCCAGATAATGCAAGCTTCCTCTACAAATGGGTTGAGTGGTGTCTAGATGAAGACGGCGTACCTAAAAAGGGGACAGAGAATAAAGTAAGATGGTGTGTATCTCTCGCTGGTCAAACCTATTGGGGCGACAGCCAAGAAGAACTGTACGAACAATACGGGTATGGAAAAACGATTGGTAAAGATTTTATTTGCCGCTCTGTAAAGTTTGTTCCTTGCGGCATTTACGATAACAGAGTCTTGCTCGAAAATCAACCGGAATACCTCGCTAACCTTCTCGCACAAAACAGGGTGAACCAACTACGATTCCTACATGGAAGCTGGACTGCCAAGGCTGGTGGTACAGGTTACTTTAAGAGAGAATGGGTTAAGATTGTCGACTCCCCACCTGAAGATCGAGACCTTGTTCAAAAGATTAGAGGATACGATCTAGCGTCCAGCCCAGAACCTGATGCAACATCTACTAACAAAAATCCAGACTACACAGCAGGCGTACTTATTTCAAGAGATAAGTTTGGTCATTACTACGTAGAACACGCTGAAAAATACCGTAAGAGTAGTGGAGATGTTGTTCAGCAAATCATCAAAACAGCAAATATTGATGGACTGCAATGGCCTGTTGGCATCCCTCGTGACTCTGGTGCTGGTGGTGTAAGTTATTTCCAATACCTCACCCGTGTACTTACAGAAAACGGAATCACAACCAAGATGGATAAGGTATCTGGTCACGCCGGTAAGTTGCAACGATTCCTTCCTTTTGCATCTATGTGTGAAGCTGGTAATGTCAGTGTAGTTCGTGGGGATTGGAATGAAGCCTACTTCGAGGAGCTTGAAGCGTTTGAAGGTGGTCGTCAAAGAGCAAAGGACGATTATGATGATGCGACATCAACAGCATTCAACCTAATCGCTAAACAAATGCACATGCCAACATTCACCCTCCCCGACCTTTCCCGACCTTCTGGACTGCCGTTTTAACGGAGTTAAAACATTTATTTCATTTCAATACAACATTTATTTTAAACACCTATTGACAAACACATACACTGTGTGTTAAAATACTTTAAATTAAATAGGAGACATTATGGCTGAAGCTTTAGAAACTTCACAGCTGCAAAAAGATGACTCCGCTTCCGTTCCTCGCACTAAACTCTCCGAAATTGGCTACACCGGCATTAAAACAGCTAGTGGTAGAATCCTAGAAGAAGTTAACCAACGCCTACGTTTCCCAGCATTCATTAGAGAAGTTGATGAAATGCTGAATGATGCCACAATTGCTACAGGCATTCAATTCACACGTATGATGTTGGGTAGAGTTAAGTGGGTTGTGAAAGCTCCTTCGGGAGCTTCCCCACAACAAATTGAACGAGCAAAATTCATCGAAACATGTATGCATGACATGGAGCATACTTTTCATAAATTCATTCTTGAGCTTACAAACTACATTCCTTATGGCTTCAGTGTCCATGAGAAAGTGTTTCGTAAACGCCTCAAGACAGCAGGCTCCAAGTACAACGACGGTTTGATCGGTTGGAAGAAGCTCCCTGTTCGTAGTCAGTCCACAGTTGTTGAGTGGGTATTTGATGACGAGGGAAGAAACATTCTGGGCTGCAAGCAAAGTACAGCAAACCTCACGTCGATGTATAAAGCTGTTGCTCCTGTAGAGTCTGAAAGATATATTCCTCGCGAGAAGTTCCTTCTCTTCACATCCGATAGCAGGCTAGATAATCCTCTGGGTAGAAGCCCTTTGGCAGCCATCTGGACTACTTGGCGTTATCGTAAGATGATGGAAGAACAGGAAGCTGTCGGTGCTGCACGCGATTTGGGCGGCATTCCAGTTGGCCTACTTCCTTCTAAGTATATGGCAGCTGATGCTTCTGCTTCTGACAAAGCCATCTACGAATACTACAAAAAAATTGTAGCAAATCTTCATCATAATGCCCAAGCTGGCATCATTCTTCCTTCCGATACAGACGAGAACACAAAGCAACGATACTTTGATTTCAAGCTGTTGTCAAGCGAAGGTGGTAGCAGATTCGACACTGGCGACATCATTAAGCGCCTCAACTCTCAGATTCTTGTTGCTCTTGGTGCTGATGTTCTGGCAATGGGTACAGACAAGGCAGGTAGCTTCAGCCTAGCTGGTGCTAAAACCTCCCTTGCTGCAATGATGCTTGAGTATCGTCTGCAAGAAATTCAAGACGTTCTCAACAACGACCTGATTGCTCATACGTTCAAGCTGAATGGTTGGACTGACACAGAACTCCCTACTTTCCAGTATGAAGAGTTTGATGAGTTGGAACCCGACGACCTATCGAAGATGATCCAGAGAATTGCGAGTGTTGGTTTGTTGGTTAAAGACCTTGATACACTTAACGTCATTCGCCGAGCTTATGGTGCCGATCCTCTTCCTGAGGGAACAAAGATTGAAAATCTTGAATTCACAGGCAATACATCTCGATCTGGTGACGGACTTGAAACCGGCTCAGGTAATGGTACTTCAACAGAAGTGGCAACTCAAGACAATTCTGTAGCCAATATGGAGAATAGCTGATGCCTTGGACTAAGAGCGGAAAACTTCCACCTTCGGCAGATAAGCTTAAAGGTCATGAACGAGACATCTTTGTAGCATCAGCTAATGCTGCTCTTAAAGAGTACAAAGACGAAGTTAGGGCTATTCGTACAGGACTTGCTGCTGTAAATAAGTATAGAGAAGGAAAGAAAAACATGACTAAAAAGAGCGAAGAAGCTCTTGTTGAGAAATCGACAGAACTTAGCATTGATGTCGAGGAAGCTGCAAAGTCTGGCCTTCTCACTTCTGTTGTTGACGCCATTGTTGGTTTCTTCCTGCAACAAGAAATTGAAGAAGAGAGCAAAGACCTGATGGAGTCTCAGCAGGACATGCAGAGCTTCACACAGAAGAGCCTGAATGACGAGCTGATGCAAGCTACATTTATTGTGCTTGAGCCTGAAGTTGCTGACCTGCATGGCGACACATACGATGCAACTGAGATTCGTAAGGCTTGCCATTCGTTCAACCAGTTCTGCCGTAAAGCCTATCTAAACCATCAAGTTGAAACAGACAAGATTGATTTTGTTGAAAGCTACATTGCACCTGACGATGTTGTGATTAATGATTTCCTTGTTAAGAAGGGTACATGGCTTGCTGTGGCTCAATTCAATGATAAAGAGCTTTGGGGTGAAATGAAGTCTGATCCAAACATTGGTGTCAGTATTGCGGCTTTCGCCAAAGTAGAGGAACTGTAATGGAAGCAAGAAAACGTCTTTCTGATTTTGATTTTAGTAAACAGGGTTGCCACATCAGCCTTGTAAATAAAGAGGTGGGCTACGCAGCCAACGGCAAACCAGCCCTCGTACTAAAAGCGTTGTCACCTGCCGGTGACGTAAATGACAAGGAAAACCAAGTGTCCGAAATGATTGAAAAATCGGCAGTTGAGGTGATGGTGCAGAAAGCTGTTGAAGATGCCGTTGCTCCTCTGCAAGAAGTAATTAAAGCAAAAGAGGCTGAGATTGAGTCGTTTAAAGTAGCTCAAAAACAGGCTATTGTAAAATCCCGTAAAGAAGCTCTGGATAATGTAGTAGGTACAGAGAAATCTGAAGAACTGATGTCTGTGTGTGAAAACATGGATGACCAAGTATTTAGCGTAATCGTTAAGTCGCTGGGTGAAGCTGTTAAAACTCAAGCAGAGTCCGACATGTTTGTTGAAAAAGGCGTCTCCGGTGAAGCTGACACCTCTGCTGTTAAATCGTTTGCAGATTATCTGCCTAAAAA